TGGACCGGAGCGACGTCGTGATCATCGATGAGCTTTCGCCGCGTGATCGCCACGAGCTGCTCGTGAGCTGCGTCGAGGCACGCATGCTGTTCGGGGTGGCGTGCTGATGATCACCATCCGCGAGGTCCTGGCCGCGGCTATCGCTGCGGCCCTCATCTTCGCCGTGGCCTACGTCGGCTGCGGCAGCGTCCAGGAAGCCCACGATCGGGCACCGCGTCATCACTACATCGCCGAGCGCGAGACTGTTTTCTAGGAGGTCGAGATGCCAAACCACGTTGAAATCCTCTGGCACCCGCACGGGAGACCGGACCGCCCGGTGCGCCCCGAGGTCGAGGTCACGGTGCGTGACGCCGATGGCCGCGTCGCCGCGAGCATCGTGTGGTCTGTCCAGGACGACCAGCATGTGAACCTGCACGTCACCTGCGAGAGTTCCGCCGACCTGGCGGTGAGCATCCTCCGGGCCTACCTTAAGGCGGAGGGATACTGGGATTCCCGCCAGAGCCTCGTGGGGATCTGCGGGATCTTCACGGCGATCGACGAGCAGATTGACCGTGATCTCGTCCTGGACCTCGAGGCGCAGGACCGCGGATTCCGGGGCATCCTGTGAGTCCCGAGGTCGGGAACCTCTCGGTGCTGGCTCTCGAGTGGCACGCGGTGCTGCTCAAGCTCCTCAAGCGGTCCGCACCGGCCACCCGCATCACCGTGGATCTCGACAAGGAGATCCGCGGGATGCTCCGGCGGAACGAGGAGATCGAGTGGGATCACATCACGGACTCGGTGGCAGCGATCCGCGAGCTGACGGAGAGCATGTTTCAGTTCTCGGTGGGTGTCGTGACGGTCGAGGGGACCGAGATGACCCGCCTGACGAACGGCCCGCTATGGCAGCTCGTCGAGGCGACGGCCACCGCTGATGCGGACTGGTCTCCCGAGGACGAGACGACGTGGGTTCCAGAGAGCCTGACCCTCGAGGTCGGCTCGTGGTGGAGGAGGCCGAAGGATGTCACGCAGCACGACCCGAGGCAGCAGCGGCTGTTCGAGCAGCCCGACCCGGCGGACGACATCCGGTTGTTCTGACCGCGTGGAGAGCATGCTCGACGGGATTGATTCCCTCGTGGAGGGCCGGATGTTCGGGCACCCCGAGACGGTGAGATTGTGGAACCGCGCGATGCGAGAGCTTGCCGCGGTGATGGCCCAGGAGGCCGAAGGAGATCATGAATGAACGGCTACATCGAAACTTTCAACTTCCGGACAGGGCGTCATCGGAACACGATCGGGACCGCCTGGGAGGAGCTCGACGGCTGCTACAGCCGCGGGTGGGTGACGGCGGTGCCGGTGATCCGCGACGGCGAGCTGCTGATGGGCAAGAGCCGGTTCATGAGCCGGACGACCGCGCAGGAGATCGCCGATCTGGTCGCGGCCCACGATGGCACCATCGAGGAGCTGCGCGAGATCGTTAACACCCGGTGGCCGCATGCCCTGCGCTCGGTGCTGGAGGTCTGACATGGCGATGACGGAGACCGAGGTCGCGATGCTCAAGGACATTGTGACGCGCATCCGGGAGGAGTTCATCTCGGCTGTGACGGTCGCGATGGTCCGGGCCGGCTGGAGCCCAGCGAGGATTCGCCGGGTGATCCAGGACGCACTCGGGCAGGTCGAGAAGATTGACGATGAGATGGTCAGGATCGCGTTCAGCGATTTCGAGGAGGTCGAGGCATGACGGTTAGCATGGAAGTGAAGCGGTGGAGCCCGTTCGTGCGGGAGTTCACGGAGAGGCTGCTCGAGGCCCTGGAGCAGGAGCTTACGATCGACCGGGTTAAGGTCTCGCCGGAGGCCGGCTCGGGTGACAGGTGGGAGCTGAGTAACTCGTGGTTCATCCTGCCTAGGTGCGGCCTCGACGACCTGGACATCGGCGACTACATCGAGCTCGAGGCCGACTTCGAAGATGACCGCTCGGCACTCATCCGGGCGGACGTCCACCCTCTCAACGACGACCAGGTGGGCGTGCAGCTCGAGCTGCTGGAGGTCTGCTGATGTTCCGACAGATCCCGCCACCCATCGAGACGGTTGTGAGCCTCGTGGAGTTCGAGGAAGGCCCGGGCCTGCGGATCGACATCCGGATCCCGTGGGACAGGCTCAATGGACTCGCGCAGCAGATCAGGTGGTGGTCCCGCCGGCTGGATATCCCGGAAATCAAGAAGGAGATCGAAGATGCTTAACAAGTTCCGCACCTGGCTCGCCGATGTCATCCGACCGGCTGCACCCGTCGCGCCGATCGTCGAGCCTGCACCGACTGCGGTTCCTGCTCCGACCGTCGAGGTCGCTCAGACCGTTCCGGTTGCTCCTGCTGCACCCGTACCGGCACCGGCGATCGAACCCGAGCAGATTACGATCAAGGAGACTCAAGTCACGAAGGCGCAAGCTCCGAGATGTCGCATTACCGTCAAGAATGAACTGGTCAACGCGCACGAGTTCGCCGCGATAGCAGGGCTATCGGCGACGACCATTTCAAACTACAGCAACGTGGACTTTACAAGGGCTGGTCAACTTGCAAGGAATATTTTTCCTGAAACTGTGAAGAACGTGCGGAGTGGAAATACCCATAAATACTGGAGAAAAATTGACGCTGTTCGATGGTCGCATTTTTACTGGGGGAACGACCTCGCGAACGTCAGAGTTCAAAAAAAATCGATGTACGTCGATCTCAAGTTTGTTTCGGACATCCTGGGCGTGAGCTATCAGACCGCGTGGCAGATGTACCGTCAGGTTAACGGCGGCGTCAGGGAGGGCTACAAGATCCGCCTGCATCGCGCGATGGCCCTGCGCATGATCCTCGACTATCTCGAGCAGAAGCCAGCACGATGATCGGACCGATTAGACCGGTCGGCAACTACAGCGCGGTCGAGAGCCCTCACGCGACCGAGACCTGCGAGCTGTGCGGGAAGCTCTACCCGGCCTCGTGGATACCGGCCTGGCGACCCGGAGGCCACGCGACGAAGGTCCGATCCCGTTACTGCGGCGAGCCGTGCCGACGAGAGGCGAAGCGCAGGAACGACCGAGAACGCAAGGCAAGACAAGCCGCGGAACGACGCGGCGTAGACGTGGAGATCTGAACATGACGACGAAGAACCCCCCCGACGAGAAGGCGATGAGCGCGGCCGCTGACGCCTACCGGGCCGGCGCGAGCCTCCGGGAGATCGCCGATAGCCTGATCGAGATGGGCTACACGGGCACGCGAGGCGGAACCCTGCACCCATACGCCGTCGCCCTGGAGCTGCGGAAGCTCGGCGTGAAGATCCGCCCGAACGCCCGCCCCGAGGAGTTCATCGCGCTGGTTCTGCGGATGTCCCGCGCCGGTGCCAAGCAGGTCGAGATCGCGGAGAAGCTCGGGTGCAGCCAACCGACCGTGAGCCTGATCGTGCGGACCCTGCGAGCGGAGGGCAAGCTGTGAAAACGAAGCAACAGATCCGGGAGCAGATCCGGGAGTATCTCGAGCAGGGACGGACGCAGGAGCAGATCGCCGGTGACCTCGGGACGACTCAGCCGGCCGTCTCGCAGATGATCACCCGGATGGAGCAGGCCGGAGAGATCGCCCCGCGCAGGCGCGTGCGTGACCCGAAGTTCGTCGCGGCTGTGGTGAAGCTCTACAACGGCGGCGCTACCGTCGCCGAGATAAGCGTGGCTCTCGGGCGGAACCTGTCGACCTGCTACGCCGTCATCCGGGAGCTGGTCACGGTGGGCGTTGTCGAGGGCAAGGGCTCGGGCCGTCGATGCCAGCCTGGGCACGAGGACGCCGTGCAGACCGTGCTGGAGATGACGCAGGCCGGTGCGACCATCGCCGAGATCGCGACGGCGATAAATCGGTCTGACAACTGGGTCGTGCGCATGCGGGCGACGCTTCGGGCGCAGGGAAGGCTCGCGAAGGACCCGGGACGCCGCGGGTACGGGAGGATCGAGTGGGAGCCGAAGATACCGCAGATCCGGCGGATGATCGAGGCTGGTCACGCGGTCGAGGCCATCTCATTCGCGATCGGCGTCAACGTCGAGAGCCTGCGCCGGAAGCTCCGGGAGCTGGGCATCCAGAGCAACCGGCAGAAGGCACTGGCGCGATATCGGGGGGGCAGGTCGATCTGATGACGAGGCAGGAACGCGCGATGGTCGCCTTGCGTGATGTGATCGAGACACTGCTTGCCGAGTGGGGCTCGCTTAAGCGACCATCGACGATGACCGTGAGGTTCACGGACCTCGTGATCCTCGAGGAGCTGTGCGGCGTGATCGACGACGTGAAGGAGCAGGAATGACCAGGCAGGAGCAGGCGCAGCTCGCCATGTGGGAGCTGATCGAGGACATCGTGGCCGACTGGGCCGCACGGGACCGGCAGGAGATCTACGCGATCCGGAAGGTCCGGATGGCGGAGCTTGAGCGGCTCCTCGACGAGGCGAGCGACTGGACTGAGGGGGGCGTGTGATGGACGTGTGGGCGACGATTGACGCAGGTTTCACGGCCTACCAGGAGCAGGCGCAGCGGACGGCCAGGACGGAGATGCTCTATCGTGACCGCCTGGCCGTCGCGGCTCTCGGGCTCGTGGGCGAGGCTGCGGAGGTCTCGGAGGCGGTCAAGAAGCATCTGGGCCACGGCCACGAACTGGACACGCTGGCCATGCTCGAGGAGCTCGGGGACGTGCTATGGTACGTGGCAGAGATGACCACGATCCTCGGTGCCGAGATGGGCGTGGTAGCAGGGATGAACGTGGCGAAGCTCCGGGCGCGATACCCGGAAGGTTTCTCGGAGGAGGCAAGTCGTGAACGGTGAACATAAGAACCCATGGGATGATGACCTTGATATGTCACTGCTGCCGGACTACGTCCTGAGTTCCAACGGCCTGTATAAGGTCAATAGGATCGCGTGTCGTCCGATATGGCCGTCCGGCGATGGCCAAGACATCCAGAATGATAATGTCCTGATCGAGCTGTCATGGATAACCCCTCGAGGCAAGCGCATTCGCCAATGGTTTCATTCATCGGTGAGAAATGATCCGAAGACTCTCCTGCTTCTGCCAGAATCTCCCGTGACGCTCGAGAACATCAACCAGATCAGCACCTGGCTGACCGTAGCAGAGGGAGCGATCCGAGGCGATCGGAAGCTGGTCAAGTACGGGCGACTTGCGACCGAAAAAGAGATCCTGCGGGAAGAACGCCTGCGGCGAGAGGAGGCAAGTCGTGAGCGGTGACCAGGAGCGCGAGAGGATGCGGGCGCGACAGGACGAGGACGACCAGGTGCTGCACCGGGCGCTCCGGCTCCTGGCGGAAGCGACGGCGACCCTTATCGAGCAGCGTGAGAAACGCGACGGCATCGGGTAGACTGAGAGTGTCCACCACCCGCATGCCCGGTAGCCCTCGAGCGGTTCGAGGGGCCGGGCATCGCGCTAGCAAGGAGATCGAGATGGCATGGCAGGTACGGGACATCAACGAGAACGACGTGGCGGCGATCGTCGACGTGCTGAGGCACGGTCCGATCCACGTCACCGAGCTGGCACGGAAGCTCAACCGATCGGACGCGTGGGTGCGCTGGGTCGCGAACCGGATGGTAGAGGTCGGGCGTGGCAAGGAACTCAAGGGGCTCATGAGCTACAAGCGCGGCCAGTCTCGGATGGAGATCCCGTACGTCGAGAACCTCAAGCGCAACCGGAAGCTCACCGCCGAGAGACCGAAGGTCACCGCAGTCGGCTGTCGTTACTGCGGGCTCCTCGGGCAGCTTGTCGGCCAGTCGAAGGGACGGCAGAGGACCGTGTGTGATACCTGCACGCCAGACGCTGACCTACAGCAGCGTGACCCGGATCACACGAGGACGTGGCGAGATGATCCGAGGTGGAAGTCGATCCTCGCGAAAGCTCATCAGGCGACCGGTGGCTGTCTGATCTGCGGCAGCTCCAGGGCGGCCCTCCGGGACGGCCGATACTGCGACTGGCGACACGACCCTATCATGCTCGACCCCGGCGAGTTCGATGCGCTCCTCGACCGCTACAGCACGGCACCGTCGCGGTTCGACACGTTCGGCAACCTCGTCCGGTGAACCGACCGAGCGGCGACCCCGGGGCCGATGACGCCGACCGCCAGGACGACGAGCTGGAGCAGCAGATCGACGACGCGGACGACACCGCCGGGCTCCTCGCGTGGTTGCGCCGTGGTATGATCAGGCCGGGGGTGAACAGCTAGGCCGCGAGGCTGAAAGGGACGGGGCCCCCCGAAGATAAACCGCCCTGGCGTTCCATGGCGCCGCTCTCGATCTCCTTCGATCACCCGGGTCTCGGCCCGGGTGATTTTTTTCGCAGAAAAGTATTGACAGCTTGATATGGCCCCGGGTAGTATTAATCCATCGAGAGCGCACCACTCACACGAAGGAGACACCGATATGTTCATCGACACTTTCGAAGAGGGCTACATGACCATGGATGCTTACGGGCTCCTCGCTCAGTTCGGATTCATCAAGGACGAAGAGGACGGCACCGGAACCACGGCAACGATCGCCGAGATCGCGAACTTCATGGAGTGGACCCCGATCTACGCGTACCGGATGGTGATGAACATGGCGAAAGCCAAGTATGTGAAGTTTGAACCTACTGGCCCACGCGAGGCGCTTGTCACCCTGATCTAACCACCGAACCCCCGGGAAACCGGGGGTTTCTTCTTGGGTACAATGCTCACATAGGCTGCATGCAGGTTCGCCGGGTGGTCGTGTTCTGACCTCCCGCACCGTTCGTCTCGGTGGTGCAGCTCTGGGCCGCGAGGAGTGCTACCTTAGGCCCGCCAGGCGCCCCCGGGGTGACGGGACAGGGGCGATCCTGGCGTCTCTACATGGAGGGAACCATGGGTCGCACGAGCAAGTGCACTCCCGAACGCCAGGAGCGGCTATGCCATGCCATCGAGCTTGGCGCCACCTACGTCCACGCGTGTAACTTCGCTGGCATTAGCTACGAGACGTTTCGCCGCTGGATGCGCGAGAGTCAGGCGTTTCATGACGCTATAAAAGAGGCCGAGGGCAAGGCGACCGTCGGGTGGCTGGCCCGGATCGAGAAGGCGGCGAGCGAGGGCAACTGGACCGCTGCCGCGTGGAAGCTCGAGCGCCGGTACCCGAACGACTACGGGCGCAGGGATAGCCGTGAAGGCCTCCAGGAGGCCCGTGAAGGCGAGGAGCAGGTGAAGGTCGATGCGGAAGCCGTGATGTCAAAGCTACGGGCTCTGACGGGCAGCCAGGACGGCCCAGCGTGAGCGCGGTCGTGATGGTCGGTGACTGCCGGGAGCTGATGGCCGGCCTGGCCGACGAGAGCGTCGACGCGATCGTGACAGACCCGCCCTATGAGCTGGGGTTCATGGGCAAGTCGTGGGACGCCTCGGGCATCGCATACGACCTTGAGGTGTGGCGCCAGGCGCTGCGGGTACTCAAGCCGGGTGGGCACCTGCTTGCGTTCTCGGGGAGCCGGACGTACCACCGGATGGTCTGCGCCATCGAGGATGCCGGGCTCGAGATCCGGGACCAGATCATGTGGCTGTACGGGTCGGGATTCCCGAAGTCGCACGATGTGAGCAAGGCGATCGACCGTGAGGCCGGGTTACTACCACCTGAGGGGAAGGGCTTCACGGTGGCAGGATACAGCCACGCTCCCGACAAGTTACTGCATACCGCGCCATCGGCTGGATACGTTCGTCCGGCCCCAGCTACGCCAGAGGCCGAGCAGTGGGCAGGATGGGGCACGGCGCTGAAGCCTGCTCACGAGCCTATCGTGGTGGCCAGGAAGCCGTTCAAGGGCACGGTGGCGCAGAACGTCCTGGCGCACGGCACCGGGGCGCTGAACATCGACGGGTGCCGGGTGGGTTATGCCAGCGACGTTGATCGCGAGCAGATGGCATCGGCGAAGTGGACCGTTAGAGACGGCGTCACCGGCAAGCCTGGAGTCGGTGGTTTCATGACATCGAACGAAGCCGGTAAGGTTCTCTCTGGCGCTGATCACATGAACGACGCCGGCCGTTGGCCCGCGAACGTCATCCACGACGGCAGCGACGAGGTGCTGCGGCTGTTCCCGGAGAGTGTGGCTAGGCCAGTAAAACCAGAAAGGCTTAAAGTCAGCGGAAGCGGTGAAAAACTCGGCATGTTCGGTGGGAGGCCAAGTATTGTTCGATCTGGCTACTATGACACTGAAACAAGCGCCGCCCGGTTCTTCTACTGCGCGAAGGCCTCGAAGAGGGACCGCGAGGAGGGGCTCGATAGTGCCGGCTCCCGCGCGAACCACCACCCGACCGTGAAGCCCACGGACCTGATGCGATACCTGTGCAGGCTCGTGACGCCGCCTGGTGGCCTCGTGCTCGACCCGTTCACGGGCTCCGGGTCCACGGGCAAGGCCGCCGTCCTCGAGGGCTTCCGGTTCCTCGGGTGCGAGCTGTCGGAGGAGTACGCCGCCATCGCCCGCGCGCGCATCGCCGCGGCACAGGGCCCGGGGGCCCGGTCGCAGGGCCCGGATACCCCGTGAATCTGCACGACCTGGCCGGCAGCCCCGACGGGGAGAGCATCCTCGCGAGCCTCACGCCCGCCGAGCTGGCTGCGCTCCGATACGCCTGGCCGTTCTGGGCGAGGCCCGAGCAGCTCGCCCCCGCGGGCACCTGGCGGACATGGCTCGTGAAGGCCGGGCGAGGCTGGGGCAAGACCCGCGTCGGGGCTGAGTGGGTGCGGCAGCAGGCCCGGAACGTCGGGCGCATCGCCCTCGTGGGGCCCACCGCCGCGGACGTGCGGGATGTCATGGTGGAAGGCGATAGCGGGATCATGAGCATCTGCGGCCCGCACGACCGTCCCGAGTACCAGCCGTCCCGTCGCCGGCTCGTGTTCCCGTCCGGGGCCCTGGCCTACTGCTACAGCGCCGACGAGCCCGAACGGCTGCGAGGCCCGCAGCATCACGCGGCCTGGTGTGACGAGGTCGGAGCCTGGCGATACCCCGAGGCGTGGGACCAGCTGCGCATGGGCCTCCGGCTCGGAAGCGACCCTCGCGCTGTCGTGACCACCACGCCCCGCCCGACGGACCTGATGCGCCGCATCGCTGCCGACCCCGGGACCGTCGTGACCCGCGGAACCACATTCCAGAACCGCGCGAACCTCGCCCGGGAATTCCTCGAGGCCATCGTGACCCGGTACGAGGGCACGCGTATCGGCCGCCAGGAGCTGCTCGGCGAGGACCTCGACGACAACCCGGCGGCCCTCTGGCAGCGCTCCGAGATCGACGCCAACCGCAGGCACGTCCTGCCCGAGCTGGTGCGCGTCGTGGTCGCCGTGGACCCTGCGGTGACCGCCGGCGAGGAAGCCGACGAGACAGGCATCATCGTGGTGGGCCTCGGCGCTGACGGCCACGGCTACGTCCTGGACGACCGCTCAATGCGCGGCAGCCCGGACGCGTGGGGCCGCGAGGTGGTGGCCTGCTACAATCGCCACAAGGCGAATGCGATCGTGGTCGAGGTGAACCAGGGCGGGGACCTCGTGCGGCATCTCCTGGGTACACTGCAAGGAAGGCTCCCGATCCGTGAGGTGCGGGCGTCACGCGGCAAGGTGGCCCGTGCCGAGCCCGTGGCAGCCCTGTACGAGCAGGGCAAGGTTCATCATGTGGGCGCGTGGTCCGGCCTCGAGGACCAGCTGTGCGGGTGGACACCGGGGCACGAGAGCCCGGACAGGATGGATGCCCTCGTGTGGGGCATCACGGAGCTGATGCTCGAGCGGGCAGCCGAGCCGGGTATACGAAGGCTGTGACATGCCGCCGAAGGGAGCGATGATGGGATTCCGTGACTGGATGCGCCGGGCGCTGGGCGTCGAGGTGAAGGCCAGCGCGACCACGCAGGCGCTCGTGCGCAACCTGCCGGACGCGGTTTGGACTCCCCGGGACTATCAGGCGCTCTCCCGCGAGGGCTATGCGACGAACCCATGGGTCTACGCCTGCATCACCGAGATCGCCCGTGGCATCGCCGGCATTCCCTGGAGGCTCTACCAGGGCCGCGGCGAGTCCGCCCGTGAACTGGACAGCCACCCGCTCCTCGACCTGCTGCGCCGCCCGAACC